GGAAAGGGTAGTTATCAATATATTTTTATGTCTGACTTTTCCAACTTTGACACCACTATCAATTCTAATATGTTGCTAGGCATAGAGTGGTATGTTTATTAGAAATGGTTTAATGCCCCTAAATAGTTTTTGCCTTAGACTCTTAAGAACCAAGAAACTTGCACAGGCTTCACGGTGGATGGTGTTAAATACAAAGTTAACGGCACTAGAAAATCTGGAGACCCTAATACCTCACTAGGCAACTCAATCATTAATGCCGTCATCACATAAAATATCTTGCACTAGTTGAAGAAATATAATTTGACATCCTCATTCTAGTTCTTAATGGGTGATGACAATGTAACTATCTTAACATTCCAATAGCCAATAGACTAAGACAAGTTGATAGATTACATAATGAGCGCTTACCTTGCATGCGGGTTGACTTCCAAGATTTATTTGTAAAGACTTAAATGGGATGGAGATTACCCTGATCTCAGCCAAATTGATTACTGTTCTGGAGTATTTTTACCAACAGTAGGAACCGGATATTCCAAAAATCCCCAGTTCATTTTGACACCGAAATTAGGTTCGTTATTATGCAAGGTAGGTTGGTGTAACAAGCACGACATCAAGCCTGACCAATGGGTGAATGAGGTCACCTACTGTCTCAAAGAACATTATGAGATTTATGGCCTTACTAATTTAGCTAATGATTTGTTGTAGGATCTACCAACCGGTAAGTTTAGGACTGAATATCACCGTTGGAAAGTAGGTGAGACTCATATATGCAATCAATCTACTATCAATACTCTTGATAAACGTTATAGACTATCGAATTTAAGATGCTACCTCACCTAGTTGCGTGCCCCTAGATTGCCCATGATGGTTACTGATGACATTATAAAGCATATTTGGAATGTTGATGCCGGTGTAACTCCTGTCAATGATCATGACGAGTACTAAGTGCCCATTCTTGTAACTGATTCAGTTTGTGATAATGGTGCGTTATCTTATTTAAAATTATTGGCGTCTTGACTCATCTCTCGCCAATCCTAGCTTTGAAGGGCTGTGCTATGAACAACCCTTGTCAGGGAATCGCACTACCAGCCAGAACTACTTGCCTAGGTGAGTAGGTGGTGGAGCATCCCAATTACCTCGAAACTTTTCAAACTTTTTATTATGCCTAATAAACCTAATAATAATTAACCTAGACCGAAGTCTGGGAAACCATAAAAGCCATCAGGAAAAGGTGGCAGACCTCCTAGGAGGAACAGAGTAAACAACAGAAACAACTAGCGATTAAGGAATGAATTCAGAGGACCGGTTGTTTCTATTAATCAATCAAGAGGCTAAAACTTACCCAGGAATGCATTTTAACAGCCTCTTAGGACTATAGTCACTGTCCCGTTCGGCGATGTAGATTAAGGGCTAACAGCAGGCTCCTTCTGGAACTTTGAAGAAAGGCTCTACGTCAATCCAGGACAATTTGGGGCCCCATGCAACTTGACGATAATGTCAACTTTATACAATTAGTACAAATTGCATGGAATTCGCTTACGCTTTAACACTCAACTGGGCACTTAAACCAATGCCAAGATTTACGTTGTCTGTGACTCAGGCTGTACTGATTTGCCCTGCTCATCAGTGACTGAACTGTAAAATCAAGAAGAGTGCCACATTATCAGAGCTAATGGGGATGCCACATACAATTTACCACAGAAATTGTTTAAGGGTTAGTGGTATCGCATCATACATTAAGGGCATGATAATGCATTTTCAAAAGTGGATTATAACTTATATATGCCGTTTGTCATGTAAATAGTAGTTATATCCACAGTCGATGGTGAACTCATTTTAGGAAACCTCTCTATGGAAGTAGATATTGAATTCAAGGGCTAGAATGCCATAGCACCGACCATAAGAGGCTCACCATACGCTGCAGCGCCATCTGCTTACATTGGCGGAGGTGTCTAAACACTCATTTACAACTGAGCTAATCTAATAGATCCTACGAGAG